ATGCATTACGAAATTCAGCGCCGCCCGGCCAATCAGCCTGTGGCCGAGTGGGAGCCGATGGCAAATCACGGCGCCAACCTCGATACCGCCATTGAATCCGCCCGCTACTACCGCCGCCTGCTGTGGGGCCGCACCGATTTCCGCGTGGTGGTCCGCGAGGGTGATGTTGTCGGGGTGATGCTGCAATGACTTTCGTCACGGGTCACGCAATTCTGCTGGTCGCCATCGCGACCGTCTCTCTCGGTGTCGCTCGCCTGGTCGTTTGGTTTCGCGCCCAGCGCCTGCGCCGCCTCGATGCCGAATATCGCGCTTCCCTTATGGCTCAGGAAGCTGAGCGTGTCCGCTGGGATCGTTTCCTCGCTCGCCAGCATGAGGTCTTTTATGACCCCTACGACTGATCGCGGCGTTGTTGAGGGCGCTCGCCTTGTCGCCTGGTCCCGCGCCCAGCTCTTGCGCCGCCTCGATCCCGAATATCGTGCGTTCGCGATGATCGCCCAGGCCAAGCGCCAGTTGCGCCGCGATGCCGAGCTAGAGCGTGCCGTCTGCGCCCTGGAAGTGCAGTGGGGCGTGCGCCGTGGCTGACGGGTCCGCGGTGCCTGCAGGACTCCCCTCGTCTAACAGGGGAGTCAGTGAATTCAGGAATGCCGACGAAACCCTAACGGTCGGCATCGACTGGTTTTCCGCCTCTGTGGATCTGTTCGCGGTCCTCCGCGATATCGGGTTCTTGGATCGGGATGCGGCCGATGAGGTCCGGGCCTGGATCGATTCCAGCGCAGAGAACGCCCGCATTGCCGCGTTGCAGGTCTTCTGCTGGTTCTTCGCAGGCCTGGGCCTGGAACTGGATCAAGAGGCTAGGGGAGGGCAGTTCTATCTGTGGCGCGTGCGTGTGCTGGATGCCGATGGCAAGCATGTTGGGCTGGTCGAGTTGGGCGGCGAGAACTGCCGGCGTTCCGATGGCACGTACACCGCCCGCATAGAGTTGACCGGCGTTGGGTGCAAGACACTGAGCGCAGCGCGCTGCGGCCATGCGAAGCGGTGGCTGGAGCTTCGAGCGAAGCTCGAAAGCTGCGCGGGAAGGCTAACCCGTGTCGATGTTGCTGCGGATGATCTCCTCGGCCACTACCCGCTCAAGCTCGCGCAACAGTGGTATGCCGATGGTGAGTTCGACCGCCGCGGTCAGCACCCGAAAGCGCAGTTGGTAGACGACTACGACAGCGGCGACGGCAAAACGCTGTACGTGGGCGGCAAGAAGTCGGAGCAACAGCTACGCGTGTATGAGAAGGGCAGGGAACAGGGCGATCCTGCAAGCGAGTGGGTGCGCTACGAGGCGCAATTTCGTGCATCCAACCGCAAGGAACTTCCGCTCGATCTGCTGCGTGATCCCGCCGCCTATCTTCTCGGCGCGTACCCGGTGCTGCGGTTCCTCCACTGCGTTGCGTCGCAGATCGATATCACGAAAGCGGCAGTCGAAGCGACGTGGAAAAGCGCCCGTCGCCACCTCAAGCGCCAATACGGCGCAACGCTCAATTTCATTGCGCGGCAATGCAAGACGCCCGAGGCGCTGCACGCCGTGATTCATACCTGCACGTCGAACAAGCTGCCGGCGTGGGCAACGGGTGATGCAGCGCAACTATGGCCCGAAATCGCGGGCATAAACCGGAGTTAGAGCAATGAGCGCAATCAAGGTAACGGTGTTGGATGGTGCGGTGATCGAGCGCGGCGGTACGTTCGAAGACGACAGCGGCAAAGAGCGCAGCTACACCACGCGCAAGCAGAAAGCCAAGCTTGAGGTCGGTGGTTTCGCCTACCCGTTCTATGTCCGCCTGGAGGACGGTCAGAAGCCCTACGCGGCCGGCGATTACGATCTGGACATCGGTTCCATGGCTCAAGTCAACAAGGGCGTTTTGTCGCTCAGCAAGTTCACCGCGCTGACCCCGAAGGGGCCGCCGTCTCTGGCTAACAAGGCGCCGTAAGGAGTTCCCGTGGACGGTGAAACCGTGCTTGTCCTGCACTGCAAGGTATCCGACTTCGATGCCTCAACAGGGCAGTGCGCTCACCCGTTCTACGGTCCTGCGTCCAGTTCCAGTTTTCCCCCGCCGTTGGACGCGGGCGAGGGTCTTGCGGTGTCGGCAATCATCGTCGGCGCCTGGGCCATCGGTTTCATGATTCGGCAGGGTCGTCGTATCTCACTCGCTTAACCCACCCAACCAACTGAGAGAGCATCACCATGAAGAGCAATTCCCGCATCACCAAGTTCGCCCCGGTCAAGATCGTTACCGGCGTTGTTGCCGCCGCTGCTGTCGTCATGTCCGGTTCCGCGTTTGCTGCCGGCACCGCCGTTGCCGACGCTCTCACTGCCGGCATCGACAAGGCCGATTTGCTGGCCGGTGGCGCCGTCATCCTGGGCGCCTGCGCAGTCGTCGCCATGATCGGCCTGGGCCGTCGCCTGGCCAAGTGACCGTGCACCACACGCGTTAGGGCAGGGCGGGGGTATCCCGCCCTTGCTTTTTCTGACGCATCACGAAAAGGGGGATTTATGGCTTACGCCGGTTACTTCGTCATGATCGCGATCCTGGGGGCGGTATGGCTCGCACTCGACAGCTAATCCTGCTGTGCGCGCTGCTGTTCTCGCCCCTGTTTGCCTGGGCCAACGGGGGCACCTTCGCCGACCAGGCAGCGGCCTATGCAGCCTGTTCTTCTGACGCCTCCGCTGTAGCCGCCAAGAAAGACTCGCAGGGGCGCAGCTACGTCGTAAATGGTGGCGGCTGCACCGTGAATCTTGCGTATCGTCTATACGGTTGCAACGGCCATGCACCTGGTGGTGCCTCTATTGCCTGTCCCGTCCTGCTCGGCAACGGCTTTGATGGCGAATACAAGTGGTCCGCCGCTTCCGATTGCTCCGCTCGCGCGTCCACCACGTCTACTTTTCTGCCTAAGTCTGGTTCGATCTCGTGCAGCGAAGGTTGTACCCAGCATTGGTTTCGCAATGCCGATGGCACCAGCACCGGCATTTATGGCAAGGAAGCATGCAGCACGACCAACTTCAAGGACACGTGCGGAGCTGGCTTCTACTGGAACCAAACGCTCAACGTCTGCGAGCCGACCAAAGAGGAGTGCCCGTCCGGCCAGAAAGCTAACGCTAGCGGCCAGTGCGCTCCTGAGCCCTGTCCTGAGGGCATGGCGCAGCAACCCGACGGTACGTGCAAGGCGAAGGAAAACGAGTGCCCTGCAGGCCAGGTCAAAGGCCCCGATGGCAGCTGCGTCAAGAAGACCGATAGCTGCACCACCGGCCAGGCCCTCGGCGCCGATGGCACGTGCAAACCCGACAAGGACGGCGACGGCAAGCCCGACGACGAAGACACCGATGACGATGGCGAGGACGACAAGAAATCTTTCTCGGGCGGCGACAGCTGCGCATCGCCACCGTCGTGCAGCGGCGACCCGATCATGTGCGGCCAAGCCCGCATCCAGTGGCGCATTGACTGCAACACTCGCAAGAACCGCAACGTCGCAGGCGGCGCCTGTTCCGCGATGCCGGTGTGCACCGGAGAGAAGTGCGACGCGATGGAGTATTCCTCCATGCTGTTCCAGTGGCGCACCGCATGCGCGACAGAGAAGTTGCTCACCAAGGGCAACACCAATCCCGAGTCCGGCCAACCTGAGTGGACGAAGGTCGGTGGCATGAGCCAGGACCCCGGCGCTGGCGCCAATTCCAGCGACACCAATGTCCTCACCGTCAAGCACGTTTCTACCGACGACCTCGACCGGTCCGGCTTCGGTGGTGGCGCCTGTATCGGCTTCGGCAATGCCGGTTCCGGCGCCGTCTCGCGAGCCATCGGCTCCACGTTCGCCGCACCGCCGCCCATGTGGTGCGACTACATGGCAAGGCTCAAAGCCGGCCTGATCATCGTCGCGTCCTGCGTCGCCGTTTTCATTCTCACCCGCGGAGGTTCTTGATATGCCCATGATCATCGGCGCGCTTGTCGCCATGCTGATGCAGGCCCTGCGTCAGTACCTTCCCGGCATCGTTGGCCGCATCTTGCTTGCCTTCGGCATCGGCCTGGTGACCCATGAGGTCGCCTTGCCGGCCATGAAGGCGTATATCGCCTCCCAGCTTCCGGGCCTTGGCGCTGTCGGCGTCGCCTATTGGGATGCCAGCGGCATCGGTGCTGCCGTCACCATCATCCTGTCCGCCATCGCTGCATCGCTCACCCAGCGCGCTGTGCTGTCCAAGATCAAGGGGAGTGCGTGATATGGGCATGTACCTGGTCACCGGCCAGCCCGGCCACGGCAAGACCGCTTACGCGATCGACAAGGCGTTCCAGTTCCAGAAGCAGGGCCGCTCGATCTACGCGCATGGCATCAAGGATTTCGACTATCAGCGGGCAGGGTGGACGTTCCTTGAAGACCCTACGAAGTGGGAGGAACTCCCAGACGGTTCGGTGATCATCCTCGACGAGTGCTACACCGTTTTCCCGAACCGCAATCCAGGCTCCAAGGTGCCGCCGCACGTCGAAGCGATGGCACGGCATCGTCACCGCGGTTTCGACTTCATCTTGATTGCGCAGCAAGGGCTCCAGCTGGACCCGTTTTTGCGTGGCCTCTACGAGGAACACGTGCACGTGCGCCAGACCTCCATCATGAAGTCGAAGACCAAGCTCAAGCGCTGGACCGCGTACCAAGGCAACGTCGGCGGTCCTTGCGGCGATGTGGTCGATTGGGTGCGGCCGAAATACGTGTTCGAGTACTACACCAGCACCACGCTGATCACCACCAAACGCACCCTTCCCATGTGGATGCGCTGGGTGTTGGTCGGCGTCATCTTCGTGTTCCTTTGCCTGCTTTACCTCAAGCACCGCTATACCGAGAAGATGCAGGATTTGGAGGCTCAGCGCACTTCAACAACGGCAGGCGCCGCGGCACTGCCTGGAGCGCCAGCGCAGGGCGGGGGCGTGGCGCCCACCCGCCCAGCCACGCCCTTTGAGTACGCCGAGGCGCACAGACCCCGTTTCGGCACGATGCCATGGACTGCGCCTATCTACGACGCCAACGCGCCCACTGTGCAGCCTCAGCTGTTTTGCATGTCCAGCCTGCCGTCCCGCAACGACACGCGCGCCCCGAGCTGCACGTGCGTGACGGAGCAGGGGACCAAGTACGATCTTTCGCAGCCCGAGTGCCGCACCGTCGCCCTCAACGGTGCGCCCTACAACCCTTACAAGCCGCCATCGGCGCCGCCCGTGCCCTACGTCCCCCAGGAGCAGCCCCAGGATGCCGCCCAGGCGCACGCACAGGCCGTCCCTGGCGTGGTCATCGACAAGGGCGAGCGCGCAATGGGGACGTTCCCTGAGTCCAAGCAGGTTCCTCTTCATGCCGATGGCGCCTAATTTTCTGACGCGTCAGATATAACCAATCATCATTAGACTTTTCTGACGCGTCAGATTAATATAACACCATCGACAGCGAGGACACCCCGATGTGTGATGACAAAGACCCCGGTACCCTGGAAATGAAGCTTCCCAAGCGCCGCGGCCGTCCGCCTGCCAACGGCGTTGCCGCCCAGTCCGCCGCAGACCACAGCCGCATGTATCGTGCCCGCCGCAAGGTGGGTGCCATGTACGCCTGGGGCGATGTCATTCAGATGCCCGGCATCGGCGGCGAGCCTGTCAGCGACGTGGTTGTGCTTGACGCAATCCGCAGGGCTATCGCCAAGGGTCAGCGCACTGCGGTCGTTGACCTGGCCGAAGAACTCATCCGCCGCTATTCCTGACGCGTCAGAAAAAGGATCTGCTATGACAGTCCAGTCCATCGCCCTCGGCGTGTTCCTCGGCATGATTGCGTATCGGGTCGCCAACCTGGCTATTGCCGCCATCGCTCACGCGTTCGTTCTCTTCCTGGCTGATCGATGGCCTGCGACCTGGTCCGGCTTCGCCGACTCTCTCGCCCGTCGCAGGGTGTAGTGGCAGCGCCCCTACGGAGTCGAGGGCAGGGCATCAGTTGCAAGAACTTCCCTGTACGTTTTCCCAACCGTTGGGGATGCGTCTAAACAGTGTGCCGTTGATGCATCTAAGCTCGCCGCGCGCCCTGGCTACTTGTTCCGCCTGGCGTTTTTTCTCCATTCGGTCCACTACCTCACGCCGCCAGCGTATTTCTTCAATCTGCTCAAATTTCCTTGCCGCGTTCCCTTCCTGCATCTCTGCATTCCCGGCCGCTCGTTGAGCTTCCGTCGCTTTTGTTCGCTCAGATTGGTTCCGTTGCCATGCCGCTGCGGTCTCAATGTAGATCATCGCGCCGCCAGCCATTGCCGCAGCTAGTGCGGCGCCTATCAGCACCGTCCACACGATGCCTACGCGCTCGCTGCGCTGTGCGGGTAGGTACTCTGGTCGTTGCCTTTCCATATGGCCCCCTGGTTACGATTCCGCCCATTGTAGGGGTGCAGGGGCATGCCCCTGCGTAGACGCTTTATCCTGCTATCGATCCGAAGTGACGTTCCCGCCAGCTTGCAAGGTCCACGACAACAACCTTGACCATCGACTGATGACCGGCTCTTTTCCGTCCGGCCTCAGCCTTTCGTCGGGAGGCGTAGCCGGCGCGCAGTAGTTCCATGTGATCGCGCCATGCCAAACCTTTCAGGCGTTCGGGTGTCATCCTGTCGCCGTCTGGGCTGACCAGGTAGTTGCCTGCGACACGCCAGCCGGCGAAACGTCCGCTCAGATACTCACACATGCATCGATCCTTCCTTGACCTCGGGGAGGCTTTCCAGGACGCAAGAGTGATGCCAACAAGAGCCGCAGCAGCCCAGCGTAGTACCGCAATGCATTTAACATAATATACATTATGCGAAATACTTACTACGGGCAGCACGGGTACGAGCGCGCTGGATCTGGATGTGGATCAAGTCTTGCTTGCCCAAGCGTTCCCCTAGCGAAACGGAACTCGCAGCATGAGCAACAGATACAACATCGACCGGCGGCCACCATGTTGGACTGAAGGCGAACCCTGCCCGAACCAGTGCGCCCAGGCCCACGCGCGGCACATCATCGACAACCACGTGGATCTGCACGGCCCCTGGGCTGGGTGGCGCCTTGCTGGCCGGGATCTGGTAGCACCGTCTGGCGAGCGCATACCCGAACGCCGGCTACGCGGCCTGCTATGGCGCGCAGATGCTGCTGATTTACGTGACGCGGCACGAAATCGGAACCAGTCCAGAAAAGCGCGTCAGCAGTCGATGGTGAAAGTCGTCGTCGTGGATCTGGCAAGCTGGCGGGAACGCCACTTCGGATCGATGGCAGGGTGAAGCGTCTACGCAGGGGCTTTGCCCCTACACCCCAAAACGCTACCTTGATGGAAAATCAAGCGAGAACGGAAAATGCCCCCTAGTGCTGACGCCGAAATAACAGCTGCGTACATCGACGGGATAACAGACGCGCTATCGCTTACGACATTCCTGCTGGCAGACGAGCGGCAATTGAACGCCATAGTTCGCGCGCTCACAGACATGGCAAACGACCGGAAAAAGCATGAAAAGCGCCGAGAACTCATACGAGCGTTGGCTATGAATTTGCACGACCAAAGAACCCGAAATGGAGCGTGGAAAGAAGCTGCCTTGAAAGAAGGCTAGATCCGTAGGGGCGCCGCCCCTACACCCAGCGCCCTTGCGACTACGCCCCCATTCGGGTGGGGGCTGTCGCTATTTCATGACGCGTCAGGAATAGGGGAAGGCTCTTATTCGTGACGCGTTACGGATAGCGGCGGGCAAGCTCTTGGATGCAGAGAGCAGCCGTGTCCTGGTGCTGTGCGGCGATGGCAGCGCGCAAACGGTCCATGAGGGCGATATCAGTAGCAGCCCTGAAATCGTACGCGACATGGGAGGCGGCGACCTTGCGACGGGTGCGATAGAAACAAGCGCGCTCGGCATCGGTCATAGCGCGGAAGCCATTAGAGGGCGGACGGCCACGCCGACGCTGCAAGGGCATTTCCAGGGCGCCCGGGTCTTTTTCGTCACGCATCACGTAATCCCCTGCTGTTTGTCGATGGTGATATATTATCGTGACTCGTCACGAATGTCTAATGATCGTTCGTTATAAGTGACGCGTCACGAAATTACATGTCCAGGGTGGTGGGCGGCGTGTAAGTGTCGGCGGCCTTCGACGGCGACTCGGGGAAAGTACCGAGCGCGCGGGTCTGCCGCTCGATGACCGAGCCGGATACGCCCTGAGCGTGCGCAGGAGGCGCGCTAGCGCCCTGCCCCGCGACCTCGCCGCCAGTGACCGCCGTGGAGCCGCTGGGCGCGGCGTACTGGCGATAGATGTTGATCGGCAGCGGCCGGTCAACAGTGCGCCGGCACTCGGCCTGCGTTTGGTCGATCTGCAACCCGTCCTGGTTCCAGCACCGACAGCCGCGCTCACTGTCCACGCAGCCCGCTATCGGCGTCACGGTTGGACCGGTCAGGCTGAAATACTCGCCCGTCGCCGTCGCCTTGTCGGCCGCAGAACTGGTCTGCATACCGTTGCCGCCGATGATGGGGGCCGCCGCCGTCGCAGTCTCCGCTGCGCTGCGCTGCGCCGCCGTCGGCTCCTTCTTTTCGGGCGCCTTGGGCGTGATGACCCAATAGAAGCCCCACAACGCGAACACGATCACCGGGATCGACATCAAACCGGCTTTAATCTTCGCTGGCAACTTGAACTTGTGCGCGTCGGTGTGCATCGAACTCGACTTATAAACCTTATACAGGTCCGTCGGATACGACCACACGCTTTCATCCGCGCCCTTGCGCGCACTCGCGCTGTAGGGATTCATCACGCCACGGGTAAACGCGGCCAGAGAAGCGGATTGCAAGCCAAATGCACGATTGAGGTGATAGTGCGTTCCGACCAAGCGAAATAACTCCTGATCGATCTTATCGGGCCACTGCGTGATGAACATCATATCGAACCCACGGTGCCGGTGTTCGTCCATGTCGCGAACTACCTCAAGCGGCGAACGGCCCTTGCCCTTGAAGGAAGGGAACCGCTTGTGAGCTTCGTCGTACACAACCAGCGCGCCATCGGGAAGCGTGCGCCAGTCATCGGGCGCAGGCTCAACGCCGGCCAGCGTGAGGCCCTTAATATCGCTGTAGACCACCCTACCCTTAGCCACCGCCTGCTTGATGGTGTTGACAGCGTAAAGCGTCTTGCCGTTGCCCGGCATGCCCGTTACGAGGTAGATCATTTCGCCACCGCCTTGCCAACGCCAACACCGGCCGCATTGATGGCCATGCGCGCCATGATCGCGGAACCAACAATGGTCATCGCCTCGCCAGTGCCGGACATGAGCGCCAAGCTCGCCACATCGGCCGCAAGGCCGTTGATGCGTGTCGCAACGAGGTTCAGCGCACCCAACACGACTGGCGTAATCGCTGCATAGCTGATGACCGACAAGCCGGCGCCACTGAGAATGCGCGCAAGCGCATCGCCGAACAGAGATTGCAGGAGAGCTTTCATTTTGCGCTTGAACTCCGAAGGCCGGCCAAGATCATCACAGCAGCAACCGATGCCACCGCGATTAAGAACGGACGCAGCAAGATGGAAAAATCACACAGCGGTTGCCAACTAAATTCGCCCTGCCCTTGGGAGCCGGCGACATTGACAGTAAAAGTCTCTGCTGATGGACAACTACCGCCGCTAATACCACTCGACCAGCTGTTTGGATTGATATCAATGTCACGCTCGGGAAGCTCTTTTTCAGGCTCACCATCGGAGCGCACCCAATCGATAAAATCACACACCTTCGTTGCCCAACCGCAAAACGTAGGCCATTCCGACTCCATAGGCTGCGTCGTGGACGTGTCAGGTGTCGGCGTTGCATCGGGACCAGGAGGGACAGAATTAGCAGCCTCAAGCTGCTTGCGCAGCGCATTCATGGCATCGGTAATTTCTTTCGTGCGAATAGGTGAACCCGTATCTGGATCAACCAAGATGGCATTAACTGCCTGCGGAGACACCCTCAAAACATCACCCAACTGACTGTCGGTAACAGGCGTCGGCTGCGGATCGGAAACAGCAATCGGACTGGCTGTGCCATTGAAATAGCGGTAAATCGAGGCATCAAGCGTCGTCGGCGCATTGCCGGATTTCGTGCCCTTCATCTTCACAGTGCACCCGCCATCGTTACAGCCATAGAGAGATTGGACCGTAAATGTGTAACCACTGCCGTTCTTGCTGTACGCCGCGGCCATCTGATTTGCAGCAGCGTCAGCCGATGAGAAAAACCCGGTGCCGTTCGATGGTTGCCAGTAGGTGCCACCCGGCGGAATTTTCGTAGGCGCAGGCGGACCAGGCAACACCTGCTTGCCTAGCTCATCGATCACCCAGCCTGCACCGTCAATGATGCTCTTCACCACCTGATAGGCGTTATACCAACCGAGACCACGCTTAAGAGCACCCTTAGCAAGATTGCCAAGCGTAGACGATGGGATTTCAACCGGAACGGCATAGTTGCGCACACCATTGACGCTACCGGTAAGCGTAGCCTCAAGTGTCACGGTGGACCGAATACCGGTAGCCGTCGTAGCAGCATAACGCGCCGAAGTCGGATTGACGTTGATACCAGAGGACGCCACAGAGGCGACGCCGAGCCACAACGCCATGCACACGATCAGTCGGAAAAAAGAATGCCGAGGCCCATCAAGAACACGCATAGCACGATCCAGCCTTCCATTGTGGTTCCCCAAAGAAATTGGGGGGCCGAAGCCCCCCAGGTGAAAGCGACTTGCTCAGCCGCCGCGGATGGCCGCGGTGATCCAGGTCCATGCCTTGATGGCTGCGTTCGGCAGCATCTTGGCGGCACCGATCAAGCCGATAGCGGCAGTGGCGGTGGCGAGGGCGGTGACGACGGTGCTGGTATCGAGTTCCATGGTGAATCTCCTATCGTTGGGTTTGTTGGCCGAGCTTCTTCCAGATCCAGCAAGCGCCGAGGAACAACAACGCGGCACTGCCAATCTGTCCCGCCTGCACGACCGTTAGCGGGGGTAAAAGGGATGGCGCAGGCATCCACGCCTGTTGCGTACACTCATGCGTCTGGGCGTCGAATTGCACGCAATAGAGGACGTAGGCCTGCTGCGCCATGGGTTATGCCTTCGACACGGGCAACGGCGGCGACGACTCACGAATGAGCTTGATGCGACGGCCGAATTCCAAGCCGCCGAACTTGTTCAGTTGAAGCGACGCGGGGTCGATTTCGTAGAAGCCTTCGGAGTATGGCGGCTGATCCTCATCCAGCGACAGCGGGAACGGCAGCGGAAAATCGTTAGGCCGAACGACGGCCGCTTTCTGCTCGCGGAAATGCATCGCGGCTTTGCCATCACGCGCGGGGAACGAACGCACGTTGACCATACTGCTCATGATTTGAACTTTCATAATGGGACTACCTTCCAGGCTATTGTCCGGCCGAAAATAAAAGAGACTTTCCAGGGGGACGGCCAGAACACCCCCGTGAGCCTGTCGAACCATCCGCCCTTTGCCTTGCGGATATCCGCGTCACTACCGAGCGCTTCACGAGCGTCAGCAGGCGCCTTCCACCAACGCAGTTCGCGCCGGGATTCATCGTTGAGTCCGCCGACACCACTAGTGCGGAACCCCTTGGGGAACGCTGCTGCCGTGGCTGCGGTGAACTTGCTTGCGTACTTCGCGAGATAGCCCACGCAGTTGCGTGCTTTCTCGATCTGGCTGCTGCCGTGCGGCCACCAGCCGCGCTGATCGACCTTGCCGAAATACATGCCCCTAGGCACCCACACCATCACGTGGTAATGCGGTCGCAGTCGCTTTGTGAGTTCACCGACCCATACGTAACGAAACACTTGACCTTGGAACCGCACTGCCCGAGCGACAGTTCGATTGAAGTGGCCGCGCATCCGTCTAAGTAGTTCGCTAACGTCACGAGGGCTGCTGTTGCTTCCGTCACGGTAGGTGAGCGTGAGGAAATACCACGCGCCACGGCGCGAACCTTTTTGCGCTTCCTGGTCATGCAGGCGTGCTCCGGTAATGACGGACTTTCGCAGCCGCTGCGCCCGCGCTTGCTGCGGGTCGATTTCGATGGAAACGCGGCCGAACTTCGCCTGCGTTCCACTTGTTGAGTAATGGACAAGCCCAAGGGCGGCCGCTTCGCGGCCACCCTCTCCTGCGGCCACATATGCGGCCAGTGACGCACCTACAGCACGCTTCTGGCGTGCGAGGTTTTGCGACGCCATCGTGGTGCGTCGCGAAGCTGCTTGCATCTGCCCTATCGCAGCATCGAATGCAGCCAGTTCCGGCGCAGGCGGTGCGGATACAGCGACAGGAATGCAAGCATCGGCATGCGCGCATGCGATGCACACACCGCCGGGGAAAAAATGCGACGTTGGATCGCCGCAGAAAGCGCACGTTGTGCGCGGCGATGGCCGATCAATCGTAGGGGTCATAAAAAATCTCCCGCTGGCGAGCGAGGAAACGATCCCAGCGGACACGCTCAGCTTCCTCAGCCATAACGGAGGCGCGATACTCGGCATCGAGACGGCGCAGACGCTGGGCGGAAAACCACGCGACAAGGCGCACCACGCCGAAAGAGACGACCGCGACCGCGGACAGAAGACAGAACCAGATGATTACGTGACTCATCACGAAAAAAGGGCGCGTTAAGCGCCCTTCCCCTTCGCCGGCTTGGGAGCATCGGCAGCGGGATCGACCGCCACCACCTTGACCGGCTTCAACTTCTGCGCGGCGAAGCATGCCGCCAGGATCAGGCGCGAAACCTTCGACTCGCCCAACTCGGCGAACTCCAATGCGGCGCGCTGCAATTCCACGATCCGCGGTTGAATCGCGGCGTGTTGTTCGATGTTCATGACGTAGCCCCTTCCCCTGCTCCCTGAGAACCCGCCGCCGGACAGGGGGACCGGTCGGCGGGCGATGTCAGGAGTGTGCTGACATCTGGGAGGGAATGTATGCTGGGTGCTGACACTGTGTCAACAGGGTGCTTACATGAGCCAGAGCTACGACCTCTTCTGCCGCTGGAAACACGTGAAGAAGATCCAGAGTGACAATGCAGGCGGAATCGCTCTTGGCGTAACCAGGGCGACAATTTCCAGCTGGAAACAAGGGAAAAATGCCGAAATCCAGTACATCGAAAAGATGGCCCTGGAAATAGGCGATAGCCCGGAAACGTGGTCGGCATTAGTGATGGCCGAACGCAGCAATTCCGAGGCCGAAAAAGCAGCCTGGAAAAGAATTGCGCAAAAGCTGGCGGCCACAGTGATGGGCGTAATGCTGTTCATCGGGGCGGCCCTGCCGGACAGCGCGAAAGCATCAGCAATTCAAGGGTTTACCGAAACCCATGCTATACATTATGCGAAGTTGGCAATCAGCCTGGCTGTTGTGGGTGGTGCCGTCGCTCTGGCTGTGCATCACTAGCTGGCCCAACGGAGAACCAGGACGCTTGTGATTGTCGCGGAGGAAATGCCCCCGTTCCAGCAGACATACACCCCATTCGCCGCGGAAACTCGCCTCACATTTCGCGGAACCCCGGACAAGTCGCCCCAGCGTTGATGGAACGACGGAAAAACCGCCCCGGAGTTGACCAGCACTCCCAATGCTTTGCCCACGCACTCAATGGTGATCTTCATCAGCGAGCATCTATCGCTTCGCGGCGGCTTCGATCGCAGCGTGTGCGCGCCATCACTTGGTCGTGCGGAATAGTCGGCCGCGTGTCGGCCACGGCGCGCTCGATCTTCGCCCGGAACCACCGGTCGTAGTCCTCGACGGCTTCGGTGGACTCAAATTCGGAAACACGGGGATCGAGCTTGGCCAT